CCTTGGGCCTGTTCGGGATGCTCGATGCCGGCGGCCACATTGACGGCGGGATGCACCCCGACCCGAGCAAACGCAACAGGATCTTCAACACGCCCTACCTGGGCGGCATCCCGGTGCTGAACACCCTGTTCCTGTGGAAGGACCTCAAGGACGCCGCGATGGAGGCCGGTGAGAGCGGCTTCGACGGGCAGGAGGCGCTGACGGGCCTGATGCAGGTAATGACCAACCAGATCATGCGCTCCACCGGCCTGACCACGATCCACCAGCTACTGGAGTCGCTCAACGGCGACCGCAACGCCTGGCAGTCATTGGTCCGCTACGGCGGCTTCCTGGGGGCCGGCCAGCTGCCGGGCATCGGCGTGGTGCGCAACATTGAGCGCCTGACCGGCACCGATGGCGCCAGCTTCTTCAAGGACGGCACCGCCACCCCAGGCGAGCGCTACTGGCTCGATCAAGACAACCCCCTGGCGGGCGTGGAGAAGGCGCTGCGCGACCTGGCCTACAACACCCTGCCTTCGATCGCAGCGGCCACCGGCGCGCCACGCAAGACGGTCGACCACCTGGGCAGTCCGATCGGGACCATGTGGGGCATCGACTTCGCCAAGGGCTTCCCAGGCTTCCCCAGCATCTGGCCCAAGGGGCGGATCAACGATCTGGTCTACGGCGAGCTTGACACCCAGGACATGCTCAACCCGCCCGAGCCCCTGCTCACCAAGCGGCTGGGCGGTATCGGCATGAGCGACCAGCTGCAGGCCGAGTACACCGACATCCACGGCGCGATCAAAGGCGACAGCTTCCTGGGCCGCATGGCCCTGGCGGGCAAGTCCGTGGCGGTGCGGTTCCCGATGCCGACCGAGGTGGTCACCAGCGGTGGGGTGCGAATCCGCAAGGACGGCGGCGCCAGCATCCCGGTGGGCCAGTTCCTGGAGAAGCACGTCAAGGGCAAAACCAAGAAGGAGGCCTTCTTTTCGCTGTTCCAGGACCCCATCTACCAAGCGATGGAGGACGACCCGCTGCAGTCCGCCGATCCGCGGATTCAGGACCAACCCAAAGCGCTGCGCCGCACCCGGCCGGCCCAGCTGCTGATCCAGGCCGTGACCGACTACTACGACCTGCTCACCCAGGACGAGCTGGAGCGGCGGGCCGCGGCGGGCACCAGCGAGGCCGCCAAACAGTGGAGCGATGCCAAGACGCAGATGGCCGAGGAAATGTTCAAGCGCTCGCAAGAAAGCTTGGATCCAAATCGCCCGGACAACTGGGTGCAGCGGCTGGTTGACGCGGTGCGGTAGGGCCTAGCAGGCCGCGGCAGAATGAGGCTTGCACCAGTGCAGACCTCTCGTGCCCTTCTCCTACGCGCCATACACGGGGAACGGGTCGACGACGACCTTCTCGGTCCCGTTCCCGTACCTGCTGAAGGCGCACGTCAAGCTCTACACAGGCTTCAACATCGTTGATGGCACATTCGCCGCCCAGCTGGTGGATGGCACGGATTACACCTGGGTCAGCGGTACACAGGTGCAGAGCACTGTGGCTCCAGCCGCTGGCGTGGTGCTCACAATCATCCGCGACACGCCAGACAATGCGCTGCTGGTGCCGTGGCAAGACGGCTCCAACCTGACCGCCGACGACCTGACCACCTCCGACCTGCAGAACCTGTACGTGGTGCAGGAGCAGCAGGACAGGAATGACGCCTCGGTGATTGCCACGGCCAATGCCACGGCAGCAGCAGCGGCTTCCGCAGCAGCAGCAACCGCAGCAGCGCAGCAGGCCAGCACCGACGCCCAGGGCGCAGTAAGCACCGCCAACAGCGCGGTCAGCACGGCCAATGGTGCGGTGTCAACGGCGAACGGCGCGGTGTCGACCGCCAACAGCGCGGTGTCAACGGCGAACGCCGCCACCGCCACTGCCAACAACGCAGTGACCGTCGCCAATGGCGTGGCATCGCTGTCGCGTTCTGCGATCGAGGCCGCGGCAATTCTGCTCAACGCTTCTTTCGGAATCGGACAACCTGGCGCCACGCCATTTGGGGTGGGGCCTTACTTCCCTTCTGGTCCAGTAATCACTGGCATTGACCAGCGGGATTACAACCCCATCCACATAGCTTCCGGGAGCTTTATCTGATGGCCACACAACCCTACGGCTATTCGATTGCAGGCCTTGCAATCCCTGAGCACGACTACGTGTCGTGCACTTACACAGGCACAAACATGACTGGCGTTGTGTACCGGCAAGGCGGCGCTAGCGGCACTGTCGTGACCACGCTCGCGCTCACGTACGACGGCAACGGCAACGTCCTCACCATCACCAAGAGCTGACCATGCCGTACGCCTTTAACCCCTTCACTGGCACCTTCTCGCCCACGCAGCCAGGGCCAACGGGGCCCACGGGCCCTGCTGGATTCGCTGGCCCGCAAGCAGTGCCGGGCTCGATCGGCATCCCTGGCCGGCTGTTCTTTGGCGTGGGCCCGATCGTCCCTGCCGGGGCGACGTTCTACCCGCTCTTTGCTGAGCTCTACGACCCCGTTCATCTTCCCTCCGGGAGCTTCATGTGATGGATTTCCGTTTCTTCAAGGCCGTGCCAGAGGCCAGTGTTCAGTTCCCCGTTGCACCCATCGACGGCGAGCCCGACTTCGTGCTGATTGCGCTGGAGCGCACCAACGATCCCGATGCCAACAACCACACCGGCTTCGATTACTTCGGGGCCTACGGCACTGGCGGCGTGATCGACGCCTGGGCCGCGGACCAGCCGGTCACCGCAGTGCCCAAGAACCAGCTGCCCAATCCGCTCACCTTCTACCCCGCACCCTTCAACGAGGCCTGACCATGACAACCATCACGCCCTTGCTCCGGGTGAAGGAGCGCATTGTGGGCCCCTCGGGGATCTACAACATCCAGAACGAGTGGTACGGCTACGCCGACGAGTTCAAGTACACGATCGGCCTGGCCGGCCTGATGGGCTTCGGGGTGGGCTGCTGCCCGCCTGAGCTGCTGCCCGCCGACATGGCGCTGCTGCCGGGCACGGAGGATCGCTTCAGCCCCAACTACGGCACCTACATCCACCTGCCGAGCGCCTCGATCCAGTGCTTCATCCCGGCGCACCACATCGACATCCAGTCGCCCGGCAACACCAACGCACCGACCTACGGCAGCAAGGTGGTGATCACCGCTGGCGCCACCGGCTCTTCGGTGCTGGCCCGGCCGTTCCGCGATGGCGGCAGCAACCTAGCTGGGGTGTTCATCGACAAGTACCAGGGCAGCAACTGCCGGGCTGATGGCAGCGGCCTGCCAAACCACACCAACGGCCCTGGCGGCACCCCGCTGACCGGCGGCATCTTCGCCAGCCGGCCGCTGCAGTGGCCCGTGAGCCCGATCACCAAGGACAACGGCGGCACGGACTTCAACAGCCCCTTCAGCCTGTGCAACAGCACGGCGCTGAACGGTGCGGCCACCACCCCGGCCGACAACTTCGGCGGGGTGTGGGCGCTGTGCAAGACCCGCGGCACGGACTTCCTGCCCTGCCCGATCTGGACCTACACCCAGATCGCCTACCTGGCACTGGCCCACGCCCAGGCGCTGCTCGACAACACCGGGGCCGCGATCAGCGGCGCGACCAACAACGCCGCCTGGATGGACGTGGCGCCCTTTGCGCCCAAGGGGAACAACTCCGGCGGCGCCGACGTCAACAAGACCAGCCTGCAGTTCGCTCGCACCGACCTGGCCGGCCACAACGGCTCCGGCTGGGCCGGCCGCGGCAACCGGGCCTTCACCGGTGCCGCCCGGATCAGCGGCGCTGCAGCGGTGGAGCACACCACCCACAACGGCCAGCTCAGCGGCATCGTCGATGTCAACGGCAACCAGTGGGGCATCGCCCCGGGCCTGACCTCGGTGACCAGCGCCATGAGCGCCTCCGGCTACCGGATCCTGCCGGACTCGGTGGCCTGGAGCACGATCGCCAGCAACGCCAACATCCGCTCGGCCGCGGGCCTGATCTCCCTGGCGGCCGAGAGCACGGCTGCCGCTGACGACGGCATCTGGCACACCGCCGCCAACGCCTACACCTTCCTGCAGGCGGCCACCGATGGCACGTTCCACCCCACCAGCACCTGGGCGGCCAATGCCACCCGCAAGGCGATGGCGGAGTGCGGCCTGCCCCGCGAGCTGGGCACCAACACCACCCAGACCGGCACCAACCACTTCGGCGGCGACGGCTTCTACCGCTCGCTGACCGCAGACTGCTTGCCGCTTGTTGGGGGCGGCTGGACCGACTCCGCCCTTGCAGGTGTGTTCGGCCGGTTTCTCCTCAGCACTCCGT